CGGTATCTGGAGCGGAGGACGTCACACAAGGGGAAAAGGTTACATCGGGGATATGGAGAAATATAACTCGGCAGCAATGATGGGTTTTACAGTTTTACGGTTCAGTACAGAGCAAGTGAAGTCAGGTTTAGCGGTTCAGCAGATAGAGAAAATGGTGAGTGAAAGATGAGTGCAGCAGTGACAGAAGAATTATCAAATCTTGAATGGGTCAGTCAGCAAATGAGAGCTAAAACGGCAAGCTATGAAACTTCTGCTGTCTCGACAGGAGAGAAAGCACCAACATGGGAAGAGCGTTGTGGGGCAATCGCATCAATTGAAGATGATGTAACTAAGGCATATTGCGAAATGTTGGTATGGGGTGATTCTCGCGACAATACGCAAGCATTTAAGACGCTTGTTGAGCATATCGGTTCAATTTTGCATGAAGTAGCAATTAAAGAGCGTCAGCGCCATCACTTTAATATGAAGTTGTTTTGTATGAAGATAGCTCGTATGCAGGTGTTCTTTAGAATGCGTCCAGTTATTAAAGAAGACAGAACATTGCAAGGCCAATTGAAATTCTGTGGTATTGATGAAGTTAAAGCAGATACTTATAGCAAGAACTATGCATATCTTGGGCTAATGGTGGATATCATTCTTAAGGATATGGAAGACGAGATAGATTTTTATATTGGTGAATATAGAAAAAAGTTAAACAGAACAATTAATTGACAGCTTTACGGATTTAAGGTAATGTTTTTATATACTGGTCTTATATTGTTTTTTAGACCAAACAGTTTTTTACCGAGTTATGACTGGTGTTTCATTAGCACTTGAAATGAGCACCACTTTATTAGGTTTTAAGTGCACTAGTGTTCTTTTACTGGGATACCAAATAGCATCTTCTGCGGCAACAATTTGCTTTTATAAGGAGAAGTTTATGGATCAATATTTCAGTACGTTCCAATACGTATGCGGTATGGGTGTGGTCCTAGCGATTTTGGTGGTAGATGCTAGATATCCCTGTCGAAGAAGTTACAGTTACTGAGTCAATAAAGTTTTAACCAAAGTCATGGGGTTCGAATCCCCACTACCACGCCATATATTAAAAAGCCCACTAACGAATTAGTGGGCTTTTTTGTTATTTAGTTGAAATTTAAAAAAATACTTTACATATTGATTTTTATGGAAATAATTAAAAATAAAACTTGCGGCTAGTTTGAAATGAGTTCAAAGTATGTTCTAAGGAGAGGTTAATATGAGATTATTCCCTAAGGACGATACGAACTATACTTTTACATTGACGAATGGGAAGAATGATTTTATTTTTCAGTCAATAGAAGGGGATAAAGAGCTATTCTGTATTACATCAACTGGCTATTGTCTTAACATAGAATCTTCAGAAATTTATCCCGAATTTATTGGAAATGAAATTGAATTAGTTTTGTCTATGGGCTCTAGTTTAGTTTCTTCTAATCTGTTCATTAGAAAATTACTTAATATAACTTAGTATAAAAGTTCATTTCAGTTTTTGATCTGTTTGACAACGCAACTAGCCCCGCTAAATATCGATTATTGGCGGGGCTTTTATTTTTCTATGAGTTGAAAGGCATATACTGTATAAAAGTAAAATCTTTTGCAGAGATTGAATTCCATGCCAATATTTACTTTAAATAATAATGAACTAAATGCAGTTGAGACCACCTCTTTTAAAGAAGAAGCTATTCTGGAAAGACTACATCTCCAGCAAGCACTCAAGAAAAATATCGGGGTAATTGCTGAGGACTGTCTCATTATTGCTGAAGAGTATGCTGAATGGGATGGTTCAAAGAGAAGAATTGATTTACTGGCAATCGATAAAAATGCAAATCTTGTAATTATAGAGCTGAAGCGTACAGACACTGGTGACCATATGGAACTTCAAGCTCTCCGGTATGCATCAATGGTCTCTACGATGACTCTGGATATAGCAATAGATATATATCGTCGATATAAAATAAATAATGGCTATCCAGCTTTTGATCACGACAATGCACGTAAAGAAATTTCAAATTTTGTAGATGTTGATAATCTGGATGAAAGTAATTTTGCGGATGACGTGAGAATCATTCTGGTCTCATCAAACTTTTCAAAAGAATTGACCACGTCAGTGATCTGGCTTAATGAGCGAGATCTGGATATTACTTGTATAAGAATGCAGCCATACACCCATAATTCTCAGATTCTAGTTGATATTCAACAAATCATCCCTTTACCAGAAGCAAAGGATTATCAGATTAAGGCACAGAAAAAATCAGAAGAAAGACGAGAAGCCAAGCTTACGAATGCAAGGGATTACTCAAGCTTCATGTGCAATGGTAAAACTCTGAATAAACGTTACCTGGCTCTGGAAATTATTAAATGCCGGTTTGATGAAATCGATAATAAGAATATCGAAGATCTTAGAGCAGAGTTTAATGAATATTCGAATCTGGATAGATTGCTGGTTAAACTTGACCAATTGGATGAACAAAGATATGACCGTTATTTTATTGAGAAAGAACATCAGTTACAGATGAGTAATGGAGACATATATGTTATTTCCAATCAATGGGGCAAAGGTAATATTTATCAGTTGATAGAAATTGCAGCCAACTTTAACTATGAAATTATTAACACTTCAAAGGATCAGTTGAAACGTTCAGTTGAATATGGTGATTATTTGATAGAACAGTTAGAAGACGCCACTATACTGGTTTATAAAAATGGCGAGAAAGTATCGGCTTACGGGGTTTTGCTAGAGTTGGCAACTACTAAGGGTATCAGCCATTTAAATAGTAAAGGTGGTAAAAAGAACACGAGGCAACTTGGTAAAGACTTGATTGATCAATTAGACGCTAACTCGTAGATCTATTAAATTTTACCTAATTAAAAACTAGATGCATTAAATACAAAACTTGATCCTGTACAGGGTAAATGCTATTTTTGCGTTATAGTGGTCGAAGCAAAAGTAAACCATTCGACAAACCTCGCATTTGCGGGGTTTTTTAATGAACTTATGGCAATAGCAACTACCCATCTTTTTGAATAGTAAAGTCTTTATTGTGTTTTTGTAAATAAAGATGAATACATTTAAGAAAAAATTGTTTAGTGCTATCCAAGGGGAGGCTACGTACATCACCTTTCATATTATGTATAAATTTATCCCTTACTTTTTTTATTTCATTAAATTCATGAACTAAAGATTTATTTAGATCATTGTGGTAGTAAGCTATTATTGCAGTAAGTTTTTCTTGTAGGCTAAATCTCTCATTATCTTTCATAATAATTCTTTCGTATAGCTTTTCAAGCTCTGGAATCCCCTTAATGATGGTAGTTATTTCAGGTCGAAAGTCTTTAAATTGCTTTACAATAAACATTTCAAGCGCAGTCCAAGCAGCAATAAAGGAAAAAAGATGCCCATGAATGTATGGGGTTAATGAGTTAGAATAAAGATTAATAATTTGGATCAATTCATTCTTTGTAGTAAATAATTTAATCAATTCTTTGGTTGTTATTAATTCATCTGAAGATAGTTTTGTCATTGGCCCAATACTTGAGCTAAGGTTTGGGGTGTCCCAAACGGAATGTATTTTAGTATTATTATCTTCAACATGATATTTACAGTAAATTTGTTCAAAATCTTTACTCAATCTTGATCCTCGTGCAATCGTTAATGAGCTAGATACTAATTGAAATGCAAGATCAGATTGATTTTTTAATGGTGTTTGAGCATATGCTGGTAATTCTGAACACTCCTTCTTGTGACTCATAACATCACTCATTGGCATGCGCGATTCAATATAAAGAATTGCGTGATTTTTTGCATTTAAAAGGAGCCCATTTCTTTTTAACTGTATGTTTTCATTGTTCTGCTTACCGTTATCTTGGTTTGGAAGGGGAAGGAAATTTTCTATTTTTTTGCTGAAGCTATTCATACCAAGAATTTGAATTGTTGTATTGGCGTCTTCATATAATAAATCATTAAGTTCTTCACTAGGTTCATATATGCCTAAAGCAACATAAATACAGCAATGGCATAAAATTAGATCATCTATTGTTAAACTCATTTTTTCTCTATGTTGAATAAATTGGGAATTACCTATAAATGGTAGTCTTTAAAAGAATAAATTTCAAAAAAATTAATTATATTCATTTATTTGAGCACAGGGTTTTGTTTGAAATATTAAGTAGTCCATGGTCAGGTGGGGCGGTGGAAAATTTCCAACGAAAGCATAAAGTATGTAACGTTACGATGTGGCTGAAGAGATGGGTTATATCGTAGTTCGTTTAGAAGCTGCACCTAGATTTAAGAGTAATGAATCTGGACCATTACAGATTCAAGCTCATTTTGCCAGTCAGTGGCTTAAAAATTTAGAGAGGCAAATATTCAATGGATCAGATCAGACCATTCCCACCAACTGATTTTATTGACCAAGCTGAAGAAGAGGAAGCAATTCGTATAACTCCAGCACCAGATTTAAAGAAGTGGGTTATCGCTAATTATTTAACGATTGGTGGACCTCTTCATAACCCAGATCATGACCATATTGCTGAGCTATTACATGATAATGAAGAGTTCTTGGCATTTGCTTGGGCTTCTTCTGCATATAAAAGCAAGCAGGCTATGGTTTTAGGCCAATGTGAAAAAGTTATGTTTAATGTTGGTGGTTGGAAAAAAGCACGCCAGGAACAACAAATGCGTGATTGGTTCGGAGCTGTTCCAACATACTTAATTACAGTCGATGCTTCTTTCTGTGAGCGTGCTAATGATACTGAGTTCTGTTATTTGCTTGAACATGAGCTGTATCACATTGGCGTTATGAAAGATGAAGATGGCGAGATCCTTTATAGCGACAATTCAGGCTTACCTAAGCACTATCTTGCTGGTCATGATGTTGAAGAGTTTATTGGTGTAGTTAAACGTTATGGACCAAGTAAGAACGTTAAGCGACTAATTGAGGTCGCCAAGAATCCGCCGTTTGTTTCGGATCTAGATATTTCAAGATGCTGCGGAAACTGTGTAATAAATTGAGCCTTAAGGCTCTTTTTTTTGCCCTGTTTGCTGTACGTAGCTGTACGAAGGGGAATTTATGGCAGCACTAAAAGAGCCTGTGAAAATATTTATTGTTCAAGCTCTTGCATGCCGTGATACCCCTCAAGAAGTGGTTGAACAGGTCAAGCAAGAGTTTGGAGTTGATATTAGTCGTAGCCAATGTGAATGCTATGACCCAACTAAATATTCGGGCAGAAACTTAAGTAAGAAATTTGTTGAGCTTTTTGAATCAACCAGAGTGAGATTTGATGAAGGCTTAATTGATATTCCTATTGCAAATAAGTATTACCGTCTTAAGCAATACCAAAGACAGCTTGATAGAACTAGAAACGTAAAGACAGCGCTAAAAATTCTAGAGCAGGCTGCAAAAGACATTGGTGGTCAATTTACCAACCGCCAAGAAATAACAGGCAAAGACGGCGGACCATTACAAACGGTTAATTCAGATGTGCCGGTTCCAATGGAAGAGTATTTAAAAGCGCGGAGGGAGGTCTTAGATGAGTACTGATGCGGCTCGGGATAAAGCCATCCAGATCGAGGCGCAAGAAGATTTATATTTCTTCACAAGGTACATGTTTAAGGAGCGCCGTAACTACAAATGGATGCAGAACTGGCACCACTTAGAAATCTGTGAAGCTTTGATGAAGGTTTATCGTGGTGAAACTAAGCGTTTAATTATTAACGTTCCACCTCGATATTCAAAAACTGAAATTGCCGTAATTAATTTTATGGCTTGGTGTTTTGGAAAGAATCCTGATTCAGAGTTTATTCATATCAGTTATTCGGCAATGCTTGCTGCAAATAACGCATTTCAGACTCGCAATATGGTTCAAGAGGAGGCTTATAAAAAGGTATTTCCTGAACTTAAATTGCGTGATGATAGTAAAGCCAAGGATTTCTGGCGTACAGCTGCTGGTGGTGTCTGCTATGCGACTGGTACAGGCGGTACAATTACCGGTTTCGGTGCAGGCAAAATGCGTGAAGGCTTTGGTGGTTGCATCATTATTGATGATCCGCATAAGGCCGATGAAGCTAAATCAAAAACTATCCGTGAAGGTGTGATTGATTGGTTCCAGAACACACTCGAGTCTCGTACTAACTCACCGGAAACGCCAATTATTGTCATTATGCAGCGCTTGCATGAGGATGATTTGGCTGGTTGGTTGTTAGGGAAGAGAGAAGACGGTTTACCAGTTGAGGGCGGTAACGGTGAGGTGTGGGATCATCTTTGCCTTTCAGCAATTCAAGAGGATGGTTCTGCTTTATGGCCAGCTAAACATAATATTCAAAAATTGCAGCAAATGGAGAAAGCTGCGCCGTATGTTTTTGCCGGGCAATACCGTCAAATGCCTTCACCGCCAGCTGGCGGTTTTTTTAAGCCTGACAATATTGAAATTGTTGATGCTTTACCTGCTGATATTGTGAAGCAAGTAAGAGCTTGGGACTTTGGTGCAACTGAGAATGAAGGCGACTTTACTGCAGGTGTGAGAGAAGCTTTGGGTGCAGATGGCTTTACTTATATTGTCGATGTAACAAAAGGGCAACTTGGTCCAGACAATGTCAATAAACGCTTAAAACAAATCACAGAGTTAGATGGGATAGGCGTATCAGTAAGGATTCCTCAAGATCCTGGACAAGCTGGTAAATCACAAGCCAGTTCATTCGTAAAACTACTTGCAGGATATGACGTCAAAGCTAAACCGGTTTCGGGAGACAAACTCACACGAGCACAGCCTTTTGCGGCTCAAGTTAACGTGGGTAACGTCAGAATGCTGAGGGGTGATTGGAATAAAGACTTTATTGAAGAGCTTCGAAATTTTCCGAACGGAACGCATGACGACCAGGTTGATGCTGGCTCGGATGCATTTAATGAATTGAATGGAGGTTTTGAAGCCTTCTTTGCTGATATGGGATTTGCTCGATGAGTGACGTAACTTTTAAACATCCTGAGTATGTTAAAAACTTGCCATACTGGCAGAAGCTAGATGATGTATGTGAAGGTGAGGATGCGGTAAAGGCTAAAGGTGAAAAATATTTACCAAAGCCAAATGCGCATGACAAAACGCCAGCAAACAAAAGTGCTTATTTAGCTTATTTGATTCGTGCTGTGTTTTATGAAGTTACAGGTACAACATCAAACAGTTTAGTGGGTGCTGCATTTGCTACAGATCCAAGCTTTAAGTTTCCATCCCAGCTCGCACATTTAGAACGTAATGCAAACGGCGCAGGCTTAAGTGCTTATCAATTGGCGCAAACAGGTATTCGACATTTATTAAAGCATTACAGATGCGCTTTATATGTTGACTACCCAACAGTTACTCCAGCACGAAATCTTGCAGAGTTTAAACAGCAAAAAGCCTTTCCGATGATTCATTTATTGAATGCGATTGATGTAATCAATTGGGATTCAATGATGGTCGATAATCAGAAAAAGCTTTGTTTGGTGGTCATCCGTGAATTTACTTCAGAACGAGGTGCTGATGGCTTTAGCAAAACTGAGGTAGAGCAGTACAGAGTACTTCGTTTAGAGCCTGATGGTGTAGGAAACTTCATCTATACAGTTCAGGTATACACAAAAGGCGACAAGGGTACATGGAAGGGCGAAGATAAGAAGTATCCAACTGATAATAATGGGGATTTCTGGTCTTATATTCCATTCACTTTTGTGGGAGCTATTGATAACTCCGAAGATATTAAGAAACCTCCATTGCTCCCATTAGCTAATCTTAATTTAGCTCATTATAGAGATAGTGCGGACTTTCAAGAGTCCGTTTTTTATATGGGCCAACCACAGTTTTATGCAAAGGGAGTCAATTGGGCTTGGTACGACGAGGCCAAAAAGCGTGGCATTTATATCGGTGCAAAAGTTCTATTACCTTTACCTGAAAACGGTGATTTGGGGATTGTACAAGCAGATCCAAACACTTTAGCTCGGGAAGCCATGAAGGATAAATGGGAACAGATGAAAGAGATGGGTGCACGCTTAATTGAAAAGGGTTCAGCAGCCAAAAAGACTGCTACTGAATCAAACAGTGATGACGCCGTGCAGCATTCCGTTCTTTCACTTTGTGTTGTGAATATGAATGAAGCTTTTTCGATGGCTTTAAGATGGGCAGCTAAGTTTGTAACGCCTAATGTTGATGTTTTGACTAAAGATGAACTGATGTTCGAAATCAGTCAGGAATTCAATAAACAAGGATATCAAGCTGAACTAGCACGGCAATTGTATGAGGCAGCACTACAGGGCCGTTCTTCATTTAAATCTTGGTGGGAATATAACCAGACTGGAATGTTCCCAAAACAAAAGTATAAAGAAGAGCTGGACAACATCGAAGGCGAAAAAGACGGAACAGTGAATCTATAGGTAGGGTGATATGGCTAAAGATAATAAAAATCTTTTGGAGGTACTCACTCAACACCAGGCTTATCTTTATCGTACTTCTTCGCAATCTGTAAATGAATTATTAGGTTTATTCAATGATGATACCAATGCAATGCTTTCAAAGCTTCGTGATCTATTGGATGAACTAAGTGATTCAGAAAAGATTGCTTTAGCCGGGGGGAAATACACAACTTCAAACCTCAGGGAAATAAGAGATTTAATTTCTCAATGGTTTAGTAGTGTAAACACAAGCTTGCCGGAAGCTTTCGCAGTTTCAGCTACTGCGATGGCCGTATATGAAGCCAGCTATATGGCAAAGTTATTCGGCACAACGATAAATAAACCTGCTGGAGAAAAGCTTTATTCTGCAGCTAAAAAGGTTCCACTTACAGGCGGTGCTCTTGTTGATGATCTTTTATCAAGAATTGCAGAAAGCGCCCGCCAAAAAGTTGAATATGCGATTCGTGACGGGATTAACACTGGTAAAACAAACCAAGAAATTATCCAGCGTATTCGCGGTACCAAACGCCTTAATTTCGAAGATGGTCTGTTAAACAGCACTAAATCTGATATTGACCGCACTGTTAGGACTATACGCAGTCATGTGGCCAATCAAGCTTATTTAAAAAGCTTTAATCAAATGGGTTTTGAATATGTGCGCTTTGTTAGTGTACTTGATGGAAGAACCTCAAAGCTATGTGCGTCATTGGATGGAACCATATGGGAAATTAACGATCCATCTAAACGTGTACCGCCGTTACATCCACATTGCCGAAGCATTTTGGTTCTAGTTGAGAAAGATGGGAAACTTCCAGGGGAGCGTCCATTTGTAATGGATGAGCGCAAAGTAAAGGACATCCCGAAAGATGAGCGCAGCCAATTAATAGGGCAATTGGATGCAAACACTACATTCAAAGAGTTCTTCAAAAAAACTGATGACTTTTTCCAAAAAGAGTGGCTTGGGCCAAAGAGGTACAAGCTTTATAAAGAAGGAAAGTTTGATTTTGAAAAGTTCTTTGATCCTGAAGGCCGACTTTACACATTGGACCAACTTCGAAAGTTGGATGAGCAGAAATTCAAGGAGTTGGGCTTATGATTGAATCAAAAGTTAGACATTTAGTACTTAAGCGTCACCCAAGCTTAAAAGGCTTTTTAGTTGTGTGTGATGAAGAAACTGGAATGCCACTGGCAGGGCAAAAAGCGGTTCATATGAATAGTGATGCTCAAGATGGACCAACAACGATTAGCGTAACATTCGAGGCTTATGGTGAGAATGGAGTCCGCTTAGTAGGTGATGAGCCAAGAGCACTTTTAACAAAGTAAACGTAGCGAAAGGTGGTAAAAATGTCTGAAATATCAGTTGCTGAGTATGTAAAGAGAAAAGAAGAGTTAGAAAGAACACTAACAGGCCATATTGCTGAATTAATCAGTAAATTTGAAAAAGATACAGGTGTAAATATTCAAGATGTTTATGCGAATTTTTCAAGTGCCACATGTTTGGGTGGCTCAGAAAAACACTTTCTAACTGGTGTGACAGTTAAAACCTCAATTTCTAATTAACCCAATTTACTAATTTAATAGCACCTTAGGGTGCTTTTTTTGTGAGAAGAAAATGATCAAAGACGTAACAGAGCAAGAGTTAGTTGAAAAGTCTGTAGCACCTCGAGTAACTAAAACACAAATTGATGCATTGATGGAGCGCGTTTCTTACACGGTTGAGCAATGCCCCGGAGGCACAACCTCTACTTTTGTTCATGCATTTTTAGATGGAAAGTTTTTTCTAGCTTCTGGTTTTAGTGCATGTGTGAATGCTGAAAACTTTGATGCAGAAATTGGTGAACGTATGGCTCGAGGTAATGCAGAAAAGCATGCTGAAAATAAGCTGTGGGAACTAGAAGGCTACCGTTTATTTGCTTCGAACTTTTAAATTATTAAATTGAATTTAAGCGTCCTTAGGGGCGCTTTTTTATTGCCTGCCGAAAGTGGATGCAGACGGCGAAACCGGGTGGATGCCCATTTTGAAAATATAGGTTGGATGACCAATGAAACTTAAAACAGTAACGATCGACGGTAAGGTATATGCGGAAGTAGAGGGTGATAAACCTATCTATGTTCATGATGATGGTAAAGAGATGCCGCATGATGCCGCTCACTCTGTAGCAACTATTGCACGTTTAAACAATGAAGCAAAAACGAACCGTGAAGCGAAAGAAGCGGCAGAAAAAGCTCTAAAAGCTTTTGAAGGGATCGATGATCCAGTGGCAGCTAAGAAAGCAATTCAGACAATGCAAAATCTTGACGATAAAAAGCTGGTGGATGCTGGTGAAGTTGAGAAAGTGAAAGCTGAAGCTATCAAAGCTGTTGAAGATAAATACGCTCCAATCGTTCAACAACGTGATGCACTTGAAGCTTCTTTACATAAAGAGCTTATCGGCGGTGGTTTTGCTCGTTCTAAGTACATTCAAGACAACATTGCAGTTCCAGTTGATATGGTTCAGGCAACCTTTGGTAATCACTTCAAAATCGAAGATGGCGAAGTAGTTGCCTACGACCAAAAAGGCGAAAAGATTTATTCCCGCGTCCGCCCTGGTGAACTTGCAAATGTTGATGAAGCTTTAGAGTCCTTGGTTGGTGGATACCAGCATAAAGACTTAATCCTTAAAGGTGGTAAAGGAAATGGCGGTGGTTTCCAAAGCGGGGGCAAAGGTGGAGCACCTGCAGGTATGAAGCGCAGCGAGATGTCAGTATCTCAAAGAGCAGATTACATCAAAGAACATGGCCAAGAATCCTTCCTAAAACTACCGAACTAATTATTAAACATTTGGAGATAAGTCGTTATGACTACAACAGTTAATTCAGACATGATCATCTATAACCAATTGGCACAAACTGCTTATTTAGAGCGTTTGCAAGACAATTTGAATGTCTTTAATGAGGCATCAGCTGGAGCGATTCTTTATAAAAATGAAATCATTGAAGGCGATTTTAATAAAGAATCATTTTATCGTGTTGGCGGCAGTATCAAGCACCGTGATGTGAACTCTAATGCTAAAGTTAACCATGAAAAAATTGGCGCTGGAGAATCTGTAGGTGTGAAAATTCCGTTTAAATACGGTCCTTATGCATCTACTGAAGAAGCTTTTAAGCGCCGTGCTCGTACACCTGAAGAGTTTGCAATGATTCTTGGTTATGACTTGGCAGATGCTTTAGTTGCAGGGCGTTTACAGTACAGCTTGGCTTCATTAAAAGCTGCGATTACAAGCAATCCTGATATGGTAGCAAAAGGAAGTATTGCAGTAGACGGTCGAAAAGCATTAACACGTGGGATGCGTAAATTTGGTGACAAGTTTGGGCGTATCGGTTTGTGGGTAATGAACTCAGACACCTATTTCGATATTGTAGATGATGCTATCACTAAGCAGATTTATGGAGAATCTGAAATCGTTATTTATGGCGGTTTACCAGGTACTTTAGGTAAACCTGTACTTGTAACTGACGCCGTAGGTGATAACGATGCTTTTGGCTTGCAGTACGGAGCAGTGACTGTAACAGAGTCGCAAGTACCGGGCTTCCGAGCATACGACATCAATGATGAAGAAAACTTTGCTATTGGTATGCGTGCTGAAGGTACATTTAACCTAGATATTCTTGGTTATAGCTGGGATACAACGAAAGGTGAGAATCCAGATCTTACTTTGCTTGGTTCAAGTGCTAACTGGAAGAAACATGCAACCAGCAACAAAATGACCGCTGGTACATTGCTTGATTTATCTGGGACAGCAATAACTGGTTAATACGAATCTTTTCCATAAGGGGGCCTTTAAGCCCTCTTTTTTATTTTTAAGAGTAAAGTGCCATGAAGCTAATCTATACACGTATTGCTGCAGCAGCTGCGTTAGAAGTAGGGACTATTGCAAACCCTGACTATTATGAATATCCAAATCGAAGTGCTGAAGAAGTAATCATTTATGGTGACTATCCAAAAATCCAGAATGACTATGAAGCTTTAGATATTCCAGTTGAAATTCGCAAATTGGAAGAACCTGTAAAAACGACTTTGGCCACAGTAAATGTTGCAGTGGGAATTACTCCAGAGCTACAAGAGGTCATTGATCAAGCAAAAGCTGACTGTGAAAAAGTTGTTGAGGAAAACGGGCAACTTAAACAGAAAATCGAAATCTTGGAACAGGCAAGTGGTGATAGTTCAGAGTTAATTTCAGAAAACTCACGTTTAAAAGATGCTTTACTCCAAGCTGACAATGCTACTAAAGCGGCTGAAGGAAAGGTAGTTAGCATCCAAGCAGAATTTGATGCTTTTAAAAATGATGTTGCTGCTATGCATGCGCGTATTGCTGAATTGGAAGCTGGAAAAGCGTCAGAAAATCCAGCAACAGAAACGTCGACAAATGATTTTGAAAATTGGTCTAACGATCAATTAAAAGAATATTTGGCAAGTAAAAACATTGGCTATAAGCCAACTGCTTCAAAAGCAGAATTACTTAAGTTGATCCCAAAGGAATAATGAAATGAGCTTTATTACTGTAGATGACGCAAATTCAATTTTGGGCAGCGATTTTGCACCAGGCAGTGATAAAGCTCGTCTGGTTCAACTTGCAAATGTTTGGATGAAAAAGCGAATTGGATTTGTGCCGGATCCTATAGATTCACTTCTTAAAGATGCTGCTTGTGAAATCATTAAAGGTGTTCTGGCCAAAGTAATTTATAACGGCAAAGAACAGTTGCTTAAACGAAAGAAAATTAAAGCTGATTCAGTTGAATCTGAAAAAGAGTACCAGGAAGGTACTGAAGCGATTTCTAGCTTTGAACAGATAGCAATTGATTTTATTGATTCGCTTGATTTGAAAGACCCAAATGCAAGTTTTAATGGCTTCGGCGTTCCACTTTACAGGGCATAAATAATGGGCTTACGTGACGAAATTCAGGCAGAAATTACAGAAGCATTTAATGAAGATCTAGCAGATGCAGTTCATACATTTACGTGTGAACGGGTATCTAAAAAGAATTGGGATCCTAAGTCAGAAACTTATGTTGAAGTTAAAGAAAACTATTCAGGCCGTGGCGTTCTATTTGGCTCATACAGTCAATATGAGATTCAGACACTCGGAGTATTAGCCACGGATAAGAAAGCGACCGTAATTCAAAATGAAGTAACCATGGTACCTAAAATTGATGATGAATGGCTAACTGCCTTAGACTCATTCCGGGTAATTCATATTCAACAAGATCCAGCTGGAACAATCTGGAAATGCCAGTTGAGGAAGGTTTAAATACTTGGTCTAATATCCTTCTAAATTAGGGGGGTATATGGCTAGAAAAAAATTAGAAGATAAAATCAAAAGAGTTGGCTACTTTGTTGGTGGTGGAATATTGGGTTACTTATTAATTAGTTTTTTTATACTAAGTTCATTTCCTTGGTACCCATATTTACTTGATAAAAAACTAGCTTACGATGTTTTAAAGGATAGTTTAACTATAGGTGCTGCATTTCTTGCCCCAATTGCTGCATTTGTTTTATTTAACGACTGGAGGGTTGAGTATCACATCAAAGAACAATTCAATAGCATTGATGAAATTAAAAAGATACTCCAAGAAGTTGAAACAACAATTGGTAAATACGTAAATAGAATTTTTAAAGAAAACATCAACAGTAATATTGAGTTTGAAAACTTTTCTGAAAGATTAATTTTATTAGAGTATAGGGATCTCTTAGGAATTCTTTTAGTTGAAATTGATGAAAAAAATCAGTTGGTAGTAGATTTTAAAAAAAATGTAGGGATGTATTATGCAAAGCTGAACGTAGCTCTTAATCATTTACATATTATGGAATTTAATGCCTATCGAGAAGGTAAATTAATAAAAGACGATATAGATAGAAAAATACATGGAGATGAAATCAAACAAATTCGTGATGATTTTATGGATAGATATCTTAAATTTCATGAAATTCATAATGAACTAACAAGTAGATACTTTTCGATAGTTACTTTGGCAAATGAAATTAAAAGAAACATATAGATAAGCCCACTTCGGTGGGTTTTTTAATGGGCGAAATTTTTGGAGTTTAGATGATAAGTACAGATTACGTTCCTTTATGGCATATCTCACCATTCCAACATGTTCAATACACGCTTGCTCGAAATCAGCTTCACATGGATCTGTTATTCGAAGACATGAATAAGGTCGATCCGTTCTTATCTAATGAAGGAGCAGCGGCTCAAGTCAATTACTATTCTGACGGCGCGTATGCAGTTGTTCAGTTGGGCGATACCTCAGAAAGAAAATTGATAGAGATCTATGGCTTGCTATTACATGAAGCTGTTCATGTTTGGCAGAAAGTTAAAAAGCTCATGGGAGAAAAAGAGCCAAGCTCTGAATTTGAAGCATATTCAATTCAAGCGATCGCTCAAGACCTTTTTGAAATGTATGAAGAAAGCGAGGTAAATGATGGGATGGAATGGGAAAAAGCCAACTGAATTTAGTTTTGATTTGGCTAAAACGGCAGAGGAAAAGGTAAAGAAAATTACAATGGATGCTGTTCAGTCTTTAGTTGTTTCAAGTCCCGTTGATACTGGCGCTTATCGTGCTTCTCATATTGTTTCGATTGGATCTGGTGACTATGGTGTACGTGGACCTGAAACAAACGCCGTGCAAGATGCAGCGATTCAAGCTCTGAAATTTAAACTTGGTAGTTTGATTTATATTCAAAACAACCAGCCCTATGCTGAACGCTTAGAAAATGGTTGGTCTGATCAAGCACCGCAAGGTATTTACAAGACCACGTTTACTTATATTTCTCAGAAGTACGGTGGTTAAGATGGCAATGACTTTAGAGCAGACAAGGCAAGCTATTATTGATCGTATGCAAAGCTTTACTGGTATTGCCCAGGACAGAATTCAGTATCCAAATGCACCAGGCTTTAATGTACCAAAGGAAGGCTTATGGTGTAGTCTAACCATTGCAGGCGGCCCGAGTTTTACCTCAGGTGTAGCAGATAAGCCTTGTAACCGTCGCACCGGCAATATTATGGTTCAATGTTTTGATCGACTTCATGTAGGAGAAAAAGCACTAACGATTCTCGGTGATTCTTTATTGGCCCATTTTGAACATTTCTCTTTTGATGATTTAGAGTGTTTGAACGGTCAATCGATTAAAGTTGGTAAGGACTCTGATTTTGTGCAATACAATGTGGTCATAGGATTTACGGTGAATTGAAGCACTCAAAGTAGAGTGCACAATAAGGGTTATGAACGGTGATACGAATGAATGCAACAGCATTTGACAATTTTAATTTTTATATCGGATACATGAGGTATGCAGGAGGAAGGTGGCTGGTAGGTGCATTACACAAAGATGATCGTGAAGGTTGTGATGAATTAGATGAAATATCTGAGTGTTTCTTTGATATTAATGAAAGTGAAACTCATGCTCTACGCGCACTTGAATACATCAAAGAGCATGTAAAGTTTCTTTCCCATGGAGACACGCCAAGCCAGACACTTAAAGCTGTAGAAGATCAGATAACAAACTATATAACCAATTTATAAATCTATACCGCCGAAAGGCGGCTTTTTTCATTTTTACTCACTACCACCTCATCGGTGGTTTTTTATTTTTACAGGAATCACTTATGAGCAATTTTTGTTTTAAGCGTGGTGACACATTCAACTTGAATTTGCAGCTGGTTGATATGGATGAGGCTTTGCAATATCCACCTGATGATGTTCGCCGTGCTATCGATCTGACAGGCTACACGTTTACTTCGCAAGTTAAATCGTTAGCCGATGGAGTAGTGGTTGCTACTTTGACTTGTGCAGCATTAAGCCAGAGCACACAGAAAGGTTGGCTTAACGTGAAATCGGGAGCAAGCACAACCGCATGGCCCATTGGTTTGTGCCAAATGGATATTAAAGCAGTAGTAAGCGGCAACACTCAACATACCGAAACTTTGACTTTCCAAGTGATTGATGGGGTAACAGCATAATGGCAAATCTTGTATTTAAATTTAATTGGGACCATCGACCGTTCCAGTTAAACTCGGCCCAAGGTAAGCGGCAATTCATGCTGCCATTCGCTTCGGGTATTCCAAACTTAAATCCGCAACTTTCTCAAGTTCAAGGTGCTGGCACAGCTGCCGCTGCTAATATTGGGAGTGCTGATGGAAATGTGATCGGAGTAACAGGTATTCTTGTTAATTGTCAGGGAGCACAACGGTTAGATTTAGGTACATCAGCAAGCTCCTCTGCCACTGCTATAGAAATGGGTTCAACGTCAGTAGCAGGCAATACTTTTATTGATTTTCACACATCTGGAGCTCCTACTGATTACGATGTTCGGTTGCTTGCTACGGGCGGTGACATGGCTAACGCTGGATCAGGAATTTTAAATGTGACAGCTAATACAACTATCTTTAATAGTAAGCTTCGCTCTTTGCCAACATTTAATCAGGTTACAGCTGGAAATGAGGCTGCAAATCTTTATATCTCTGCTGGCGGTGATATTTATCGTACTGGGAAAACTTATAATAGCTTTGGTTTAGGTTTAACCACTTTACAGGCTACAAATAGTGTTGATTTGAATACCGCAAATTTACCAAGCGGTATTTATTCAGGGCAAACTTGGACGAACTCAGGCACTACTTCTCAGTGGCAAACATTATTGCAATTAAATCTTGCATCTGATGGTTCTAATTATCAGACTCAAATTTCTTTTGATGGTAATGGCTCAGATACTAAATTAATTTCTCCTTCAATTCGTCGCAAATTAGGTGGTACATGGAGTTCTTGGTTTAAGTTTTGGACTCAAGCCAATACAACTGTAGATGCAAACGGTTTTATCAAATCATCATCACCCATTATCAAGTTGTTTGCTGACTCAATTGAATTAAATGATCAAGCAAAAAAACAACCAGTTGAATTTGAAAAAATTGATGTAGGTAATTATTTACTAAAAGGTTCTTTAGGTTTCGCACAAGATGGCTGGTACATTGAGCTGCCGAAAGATGCCAATGGTAATACGGTAGTAGCCGTAGAATACTCAACTTTAGAAAATGGGGATATTTCAATTAAGACTTTCAAGCGTAAGTTTGATTTTGAGCTTGCCGCGGTAGTTGCCGATCATGAAAATCCGATGGATATTCCTCTTAGTCGTTGGATTGATATCCGTTTATATGAAGAGGCTGAACAAATTGGTGAAGAACCTGTACCTGAAGTGCCTCTAAGTGAAACACCTATCGACTTTCAGCCTACTAACTTATCTCAGGCAGTTGCTGCAGCCATGAATGGTGTGGAGCCGCCTGAAATCTCCGACACAGGCGAAACACCTTAATAACCCGCAAATTTAGCGGGTTTTTTTATGCCCACTATTTTTAACCGACCCGCTCAAGAAGCGGGTTTTTTTATGCCTAAATTTTGGAGAACTATAAATGAGTTCAGGCGCGAAAATTCGATTATATGCTTGTGAAGAAGCAGTATTAGGGACGACTCCAGCAAACCCAATTTGGTACACAGTTCGCCGTGTAAGTGATGGCTTATCAGAAAATGTATCTACAGAAGAAAGTAGCGAGGTTGTTGACTCACGCTTCCGACAGGGAGGTGTGGTTACTGAAGCTGAAGTGGCTGGGCAGTTAGAGTTTGAATTGTCTGTAGGGACATTTGATCTGTTTTTAAGTGCATTGGCATTTAATAACTGGGCAGCCAATGCGCTCAGCTTTGGAGGAAATGTACGTAAATCATTTACCTTGGTTAAAGTGTTTGAAGATATCGGTCAGGTTTTTATTTACCGTGGTGTTCAGGTGAATACCGGTGAAATCACGATTCAGACCACAGGTAAAATTACAGGGAACTTTGGTCTGGTAGGAAGCTCATTTACCCGTCAACTAGTCAATCCGGTTACCAATCCAATTGCTGCATCCAGTCGCCCTTTGGTCAGCATGCCTAATGTTGAGAACTTACTTGTGAATGGTCAGTCAATTCAAGGTAAAGCTTGTTTGCAATCACTTACGCTTTCAATAAATAACAATTTGGAAGCAATCCGCTGTATTGGTTCTGGCAAATACACGCCAGAGTTTTATCTTGAAAAGATGATGGATATCGAAGCAAATGCTTCATTCATGTTCTCAGCTACAGCAGCAAGCTGGATCGATGCAATCAAATCCCGTGATGTATTCACTTTGACTTTCGATATTAAAGACAGCAAGGGAAGTAAATACTCGTTCAACTTCCCGCAATTGGAAGTCATGGAAGCCAATCACCCGGATGGTGGTGGTGATGACATCATCACTTTAGATATCAACTTTGCTCAAGTGCGGACAGCTCCAACAATTGTGCGAGCTCTTGTGTAATTCACTTCAATTCAATAATGCCTGTGGAATCCCATGGGCTTTTTTATTTTCAAATTTTTCGAGGTAGGTATGGCTTTAAAAGTTGGAATTGTACGAAGCTCAGAAGTATCTAAGTGGTGCTCGTTTGAAACTGCAGGTGGACAAGCAGAGTTTAAAATTCGTGGTATTGGTTATAAGCCTTTTCAGGTGGCATTAGAAAAGGCAGGCAATCAAATCACGTCAAAAGGTTATGATGTGATGGTAAAAGATGAAGACAGCAAGCTCTACCATGAACTCTTATTAGATGCCGCTGGTGCCCATTTAATTGAAGACTGGAAAGGTATTGTTTTTGCTGAGATAGTTGAAGGCAAATCCGTTGAAACTGAAAAACCTTATACACCGGAAAATGCATCAAAGCTTCTTAACCTTGGTGATATAGGTATTATTATCTGGTCATTTATTAAAGAGCAGGCCCAAAAGATTCAGGAAGATGCCGATAAGGATAAAGCCACAATTTTGGGAAAGTCATCGAACTCTACAAGTATCGAAAAACCTATGCGTCAAAAACGCCGCACGAAATCGAACAAATCAAGTTCTTAGGTGGACACATTCCCAATCCACCAGAATATTCTTATGCAGCTGACTCAATCCTTGCAGCCTTTAGCACGATTATCAGATCAAGACGATATGAGCAGGGTATTCCTTTATCCTTAGATCAGCAGGCAATCAATGTCTATGCTGAGCATTATGATTTGCCTGTTGATGCTCATATCTTTAACGACTGTATTTTTGCTTTAGACAATTTATTTATTGAAGAAGTTCATAAGAAGATTTCTACCAAGTCCAAAAAGTAACTAATAGCTATCTGCTTGATGGCTATTTTAGTTAATGTTTTTTGTTTTATGTAAATATATAATATTAATAATAATTTATATTGAAAATTAATATGTTAGAAAAACTTTTTTATACATTGGGGTTCTCTATTTCTTTGGCGGTTTTAGTTAGCTGCACTAAACAAGTGGAAAATAAGGCACTTCCACCTTCAGTTGAAGCGCAATTCATGAGTTCAGATCAGGAAATAGGGAAAATGCTTGAGGAGCTAAATAATCAGAATGTGCCACTTCAACGTAAGCGGGAGATATTGTGCAAGACATATCCTGAAGTCTACAAAAAACGGTACATGCCAGCTCTCCTCAAGCTTGCTCCTAAAGTATATACAGAGGAAATTTTATTAAGAGATTTTGAGGCCGTGATTAGCTTTTATGAAAAAGCTTTTCTCGTTAATTGCGATTGAAATGATTTATAATTTCATCACTTTTTATACTTTCAAATAAATATTTTAATACCGGGATCAATATGAAAATTCTCTTAAAAGTTTTATTAAGTTTATTGTTCGGTTTTTCGATTAATGTTTATGCCAATGATCCTAAAAATTTAGTCGAAGTAATGCCTCCAAATTTACACTGGAAGCAAATTCCTAAAATTAATATTAGCGATCAGGAACTTCAAGGATATGACAGAGAGGTTGTTGTAGGTTTTTTAGCGAATGAAAAAGGTAAAGTGATAGATACGACAATCATTAAAAGTAGTGGTATTGAATCTCTAGACAAAAAAAGCTTAAAAGCCATGAAGAATGCTAGCTTTTACCCTTATCAAGAAAATGGTTTTTATGTTGGTTTTTATGGTAAGCAGCCATTCAGTTTTGATGTTTCTAGAAAGCCAATTTTTGAATTTTTTCCTGAAATTAAGGTTAATAAAGATGATCTTAAAGGGCAAATCAGATATATGAGTATTTATTCAGAAGCAGATGATAATGGCAATATCACAGTTGCAAAGATTCAAAAAAGTACCGGCTTACAAGAATTAGATAATTTTGTTTTAGATGAATTCCGTAAAAAAGCAAAATTCTTTCCTCTGATAATCAATGGTAAATCTTACCCGATTAGTGATACTACAAATTTAACTTTAACTAAGTTTTCTACTCTTAAATATTAATCTATCATGGTTAAAAACCACCTTCGGGTGGTTTCTACTTTTCTGAACTGTTAAATTTTACTCATTATTAAAATGGATATTTTCATGAAAAAAACTATTTTACTGGGATTGGTTTTGAGTTCACTTGCCTGTACTAATCTTTATAGTCAAGATTTAGATAGTATTGTAAACAAGAATATTCCTAATGAATCAGGAAGTGCTCAAGGGCAAGATGATGCACTCCTGATCGTAAAAAAGTATAAAGATACCTATCAGAAGGAAATATTAAATGCTTGGGATGTACCTGCTAACTCAGCGGGAACAATTGCAAGAGTTAGAGTTCTATTAACGGACAAAGGTGAGTTAGACCAAATAATTTTTTTGAATGAGATATCTAAAGAGTTTAAGTTAAGTATCGAACAAGCGATTAAAAAATCAACTCCTTTTACTTTGCCTGAAAATACTATTATTAGAAAGATGGCAAGAAACCTAACAATTAATTTTAAGGCTACCTAGCTAGACAATATTAATTAAAAAATAATGACTACCTTAGTATATTTTTTTATGAGGTTTCATATCTTACTCTTTACTAACAATGGTGAAGAACATGAAAAAAATAAATTTATTGATAATGACAGTTTTGTTGAGCGGGTGCGTAACTCCACTAACCCAAATGATGAATAATAAATTTAGTGCAATCCAGCCTACGTCTCCATCTGTAGCTGGTATATGGACAGTTTCTATTGGCCCTGGTATATCGACGATAAAACTTGATTCTGATGGTAATGGAATACTTTGTGAAGATACTAGTGGACATGTGGTATTCAACACAGTTAAGTATGCAAATAATATGATTTACATTCAAAATGGTATGGCTCTGGAAGTGAAGCTATTAAACAAAGATCTGCTCGAAGCTAGAACAATGATAAGTGCCTCTAATTTGAATATGATTTACAAAGCTGATAGTGACTTAAGAGCAGCTTCCCTGAAGTGCTCCAAAGAATTATAGATAACCACTTTTATAAACCCGCGTAAGCGGGTTTTTTATTGCCTAGAGGAAAGTAAAGATGGTACAAGAATCTCGTTTGGTCATTGTTATTGATTCGCAAAATGCTGAACGTAACGCGCGTAATCTAGGCAATGAGCTCAATAATATTGAGCGTAAAGGTGAGTATGCTTCAAAGTCTATGGATGGCTTATCTGTCTCGACACGTGCACTTGCTGGCTATATGGCAGGGTTGTTAACAGTTGGAGCAGCCGTATCTAAAATGGATGCCTATACTGGTCTCCAGAATAGATTGAAGTTGGTTACTAACAATCAAGCTGAGTTAAATAAAGCGACTGAAGATACCTTTCAGATTGCTCAAAGAACCTATTCTGCTTGGGATTCGGTTTTACAGGTATATCAGCGCTTTAGTGATAACGCCAAAACATTAAATCTTACTATGGATGATACCGCCCGTTTAACGGAAACCGTATCGAAAGCAGTGGCCATTAGTGGGGCAACTGCAGAAGCAGCTGATGCAGCATTAGTGCAGTTCGGGCAAGCACTTGCCAGTGGCACACTACGCGGTGAAGAGCTGAATTCTGTTATGGAGCAAACACCAGCATTAGCAAAAGCCATTGCACAAGGTATGGGGATTACCGTAGGAGAGTTGCGTTCAGTAGCAGCTGAAGGAAAAATTACTTCACAAGAAATTGTGAAAGCTCTAAGAAATGTTGAGTCTGATATAGATGCATTATTTGGTAAAACTGATATCACAATTGGACAATCATTAACTCTTTTAAATAATGAAATTACGAAATTTGTAGGAGAAGCAGGGAAAGGCTCTGGAGCAGCACAAGTACTTTCTGGTTCGATTCAGGTACTTTCAAGTAATTTGAACTTACTGGCTGACGGAGCACTTATCGCTGGTATCGGATTAATCACCCGTGCAATTTTACTAAAAGGAGCAGCTGTTAAAGAGGGAATAGTTTCTACATTGTCTAGTCGTCAAGCTTCTATAACTAAGGCTCAAGCAGAACTTGGTGAAGCGGCAGCAACTTTAAATACAGCTAAAGCACACCTTGCTAATGTTCAGGCAACTAATGCTGAGACTCAAGCCAAATATGGAGCTACTGCAGCTGCTTTAAGATACACCCAAGCTCAAGCCGCTGTGACAGCAGCAACCAATGCACAAACTGCTGCACAAACCAGACTGACTGCTGCTACGTCATTAGTTGGTGGTATTGGTAGCCGAGCTCTTGGACTTATTGGAGGTCCTATAGGTGCTATTACTATTGGTATTTCCGCTTTAGCCGCTGGCTATATGTATTTTCAAGAGCAGGCGGAAAAAGCCAATAAAAAGCTAGAGGAGCAAGCAGCGGTTGCAAATAAAACGGCTGAAGAACTTAAAAAATTAAGAGGAGTTGAAAAGCAATCTGCTATTGATGATATGACCAAGGCATTGGAAGCTCAAAATAAGGAATTGAGAAAAACAGAACTTGCTGTCGGTTCTGCATTAATTAACATTCAAAACTATGCAGTCGGTAATGCGGAACTTGCCAAAATTTCTAATGATGCACGTACAGGTACTATTAGCTATACCGAAGCCATTGAACGATTAAATGGAATGAAAATTCCACCTGACTTATATAACGCACTTAAGCAACAAGTTGAAAAATATGACGAAGGCTATCAAAAGGGTACTAAGTTAGTTGAAGGGTTAAAGAATGTTGGTGTTGAAAGCAAGTTAGCTGGGAATGCTGCGCAAAACGCTGCACTCCAACACCAACAACAAGCGAATGCAATTGGTAATACAGCAACTGAAGCAGAAAAAGCAACTAAGGCTTTACAGGATTATCGGGATAAGCAAAGAGATAATGTGCTTGATTCAATCTATAAATCTGGTTTGCTTGATTCGGGATATACAGTTGCTCAGGCTAACGCGATTCTAGAGCTGCAAAAAGCAAAAGGAATGAGTGCGATTTTATCTAAAGATGAAATTGATAGTGCTTTGCGAAACCTCAAAATTATTGAGGAACAACAGGAGCGTGAAGAGAAACTAATTGACTCCAAACGTAAGCAGACAAAGGAGTTGGAGCAGCAGGAGAAGATTGCTAAACGCCTTGTAGGGGTATCGGGTAAATCAGGGATTGGTACGGGTCCTCATCTTGATATTCGCTATGGAGGCTCAATGTCTGGCCAGAAAGTATCGAATGAACATCTAGCCCGATTACAGGCAGGCGGCAAACCATTGTCATCTTACAAGATCAGTTCAAATTACGGTCCACGAAAAGCCCCTACCAAAGGGGCTTCTTCATTTCATAAGGGTATTGATTTTTCAATGCCTGAAGGCACACCGATCACGACCAATGTCGCCGTGAAAGATATTAAGACATGGTATGACAGCAAGGGTGGTGGTTATGTCAGCGAGGTGATCTTTGAGGATGGCGTATCTCTTAAGTTACTTCATCAATCGCCGAGTATGCAAAGCAAGGTTAAGAGCGGAGCAAGCAAAGGCAGTGATAAAGCTTCGGGTGACATTCAATCGCAACTTGATCGTCAGTTAGATGCTCAGCGTTCACTTGAAAATGAGGTAGCTAGTGAAGTACAGCGGATCCAGAATAACTTAACAGTTAGATTGGAGGACGTTGATAAAGCAGGTTTTGCCCCAGAACGTACTGCTGAAATCAAGGCAGAATTACAGCGCCGTGCAGATAATGATATTGCGATCGCCAAACAAGCGATTAGAAGCAAACTTGAGGATTATAAGGAGTTCCAGAAAACCGAGGCTGATTTACTTAAAGAAAGTTTTGATCGCAAAAAGTTCAATGCGACTCATGACATTGAATTAAGTAAATCTGAACAAAAGCAAGCAGTAGAGCTGCTAGAACAGCAGTATCAGCAAGAACTAGGATTGATGAAATTAGCCCAAGAGCAGCGATCATTTCAAGCCCGTTTATCTCTGCTTTCCGAAACTCAGGCCATGCAGGAACGTTATAGATTGGAAAGAGAGGAAATTCTTAAGAATACAAAGCTTTCTATTGAAGAGCGGCAAAAGCTAATCGCATTATCTAAAGCCACACAGGACAAAGAGACACGCGACAAAGTTAATAACGCTGTTCAAAATTGGGGTGGTATTCAGGCTGATATGAATGGTTCCAGTGAGTTCTTTAAACAGGATCAGGAACGGTTTAGCCGTTTGGGTGCTGCAAATGATTTGGCAGATAGTAAATTTGGTGCAGCTGATTTAGATGAACAAAACTCATTAGAAACACTCAATGCTCAACTTGAGCAGCAGCTTATTAGTCAGCAAGATTTCGAAAACCAGAAAACTGCCATTATTCAAGCTGCTCAAGAGCAACGAAGTCAAATTTACAGTGAGTATGCTCAGAACACCAAGGATATCGAAGACAAATATCAGCAAGATCGATTGAACGCTCAGATTGCCCTTGGTGGGCAAATGATGGGTTCAGTTACCTCAATGTTTGGTTCAATGTTTGGTGAACAGTCCAAAGCTTATAAGCTGATGTTTGCAGCAGATAAAGCTTATGCCATTGCTGCTGCGGGACTTGCGATTCAGCAGAATATCGCTGCAGCTTCAAAAGTCGGTTTCCCGTATAACTTACCTTTAATAGCTGGAGCAGTTGCTCAAGGTGTCAGTATTATCGCTAATATCCGGGCAATCAAAGATCAAGGCTTTTCTGATGGTGGTTATACGGGATCAGGTGGTAAATATGAACCTGCTGGTATTGTTCACAAAGGCGAGGTGGTCTGGTCCCAAGAGGATATTAAACGCTGGGGTGGTGTTGGATTAGTTGAAAATATGCGTAAGAGCTCAGGCCCTGAAGCATTTATCAATAACCACGCCCTGAATAACTCTTCAACTAAGAATGTATTCAATCGTTCTTTCCTCAGTTCAAAAGCATTTAATGATAATCAAACGACCTCGAATATTTTTAATCAACCTATTCGAGAAAATCAGATTATTACTAAAGGCTTTGCGAACGGTGGATTTACTGGAGGAGCTGTTTCAAAGCCTACCGCTTCCTCTCGTTCTGATCTATTCCATGACGGAAAAGTTTACTTCTCTTCAAATGGTTTAGTTCAGGATCGATCAAATCTTGAAGATGTTCAGGATTTCACCTTAGGGCAATCGTCACGTCCTCAGGCTGAGATTATGCCTTTTATTGAGCCATCTTCTCCAACTATCAATTTTAAAATTGAAGTTGTGAATCAGGTCAGCGGTGCAATAGTCGAGGCTGAACAACTGGACGAGCAATCAGTCAGGATCATTGTTAAAAATGAACTGGATAAGCAGCTTCCAAGAACGGTTCCGAAGCTTGTAAGTGATCAAATTGGGAATCCAAACTCAACTATTAGTCGGTCTTTGACTGAGAATACGACTGCAAGACGTAATCGTTAATCTAGAAAACCATCTTAAGAGATGGTTTTCTAATAAAATTAATAAATTAAAGATTTTTTATTAAAAAATTTGGATAGAATTCATTTTTCTTAGTAGATGAATCTTCACTAATAAGCCTCTTTATTTTTAGAGCTAAATAAAAGCTGGAACAAGCAATATGAATACTAAATTTGTAATAACTATAATTGGATGTGTGGGCATGGTTCTTGCGAGCAATGTTTATAGTTTTGAACCTATTGTTGATAATGGTGAGCAGAGAAAAAATCATGGGTCTCACGATGAAGTTTTGTTGGTAGAAAGTCATTCATTGAATGAGTCAAATGTAGTGGGGATAGATAAAGTAAAGTGGGAAAGAATGCCTCGTATTCATATTTCTCAAGCTGACTTGGAAGGAAAGAACAGAAGATTATCATTAAGTGTGGTGGCTAATAAGCAAGGAATTATTACCGATGTTAATGTAAAACAAAGTTCTGGTTTATTAAAACTTGATGAGAAAGCCATATCTGCAGTTAAGGGAGCTAAAATAAAACCTTATCAGTTGAATGGTAAATATTATTCTTTTGATGTGATATTACCCTTCGAGTTTTATATTGAATGAATTGAATTTCTAGTTTTAATTCTTGAGAAGCGCCTTTGGGCGCTTTTTTATTACCTGAAGGAAAGTTATGTATAAGTTAAAGCTAAATCCTCAGACCAGCGGCTATGGCGTAACACCGGGTGATGATGTTAAGCGTCAAAAAATGGATGGTGGGCGTGGACGCTATTACATTGATGTAAAACGTAACAGTCACATTGTCGATGTGAACTGGAATTTAAGTAAAACAGATTTCAATAAAATGATGGCGTTCTGGAGGATATACCAGAATAAGCCAGCTTCATTCTTTGCGGATCTGGTGATTGACCAGGGAGCGCGTCAGCAATACCAATGCAACTTTATTCCCGAGTCTTTCAAAACTAATGAAGTGAATGGAAATCTATACCGGGTAACCGCACAGTTGGAAGTCATTCAAAACCAACCGAATCTAACAGTTGATGCAGCCTTGATCAAAGATTGGGAGGTCTAATGGATAACGAATACGCCAAATTCTTTCTCAATCGTAAAGTCGATGTCTATCAACTGGAATGTATTGAGTTATCACACCCATCTTTTCTAAATACTTATCGCGTTGTTCGAAATGATGATCGTGGTGTCTATGTCCAGCATAAGGTGGGAGCTGGTCAGGTCTATTATGAATTTCTGCCAGTTTCAATTCAAAGATCCGGAATGCTGGGTGATCTGGACCAGACACTTACCGTTTCAATTTCTGGTTTAGGTGATGTATTACCTGATGAGTTTGAACGGGTAATTGAGGGGCAATATTCTAATGTTAAGCCGACCGTAAATTACCGCGTTTATAGTTCAGATAACTTGAATACACCAATGTTTTATTTACTTGGCCTCCAGCTTGCCAGTGTTGCCATGAATCATAAAGCAGTGACATTTAAAGCAGAATCACCACGGCTAAACACAAATAAAACAGGGGATATTTTCTCTCTTGATCGTTTTAGTGGACTCAAGGGGGCAGTATGAAAAGTCACGACCATTTGCTTGATAAGCAATACGACGAAGAGCATTACAACTGTGTCCATTTTGTCCATGAAGCAGCAATGGATCTCTATGGAGTAGATCGAGGTGAGGCACTTGAATTGTTTATGCAACCAAAAGGGAAAATTACCTTCCTAACATCACGTTTAAAACTCTTAAATCCGCTCCCTATGCCTAAGGAGGGATGCATTGTCGCCTTCCATCCAAGACAAAGAAACAAGCCCCCGCATGTGGGGCTTTTTCGTGAACAAAAGATTCTTCATCTAATGGAAAGCGGAGTCACTTATTTACCTGAAGAGGTCGTCATGGGAATGGGGTTTAGTCGAGTCAGTTATTATGATTAAAGTTATTTATAAGCAAGATGCATTGTCTGAAGAAAAGACAATTGAATATGCTCACACAATAGGGCAATGGCTAACTTCCAAATACGAATCTATGCCTGAACATGTCCGTATTTTTCACACCGCAAGCAATATGGATCATGCTGAAATCTCTTTTGCTAACGAAGTCACACCCAAGAATGCATTTGACTTAAAGCAGCTTGATTTTTTACCTGGTACTTTCATTGTTATTGAGAACCCGAAATGGGTTGCTGCTATCGTTTCAATTGTAATTAGTATTGCGATCGCGTTTTTAATGCCTACGCCATCGATGGCGCAGACTACTCAGAATATTAATCAATCTTCATCTGCAAATAATGAACTTTCTAATCGTGAAAACAAGATCCGGGTGAATGGGCGCATTGCAGATATTTATGGAGCAGCTTGGGATACGCCTGATTCAATAGCCGTGCCTTACAAGGTTTATGAAAACAATATTGAAGTTGAGCATATGGTCGGGTGCATAGGCCGAGGTCAATATCATATTAAAGGCGCATACGACGGTGAAACCAATATCGTTGATATTGCTGGGGCATCGGTAGAGGTCTTTCGACCAGGTGTAGATATCGTTTCAGGAGAACCTTACTTTTCGATTGGTACTGAAATTACTACGCTGCCTTTAACAGTACAGCATCAAACTTCTGTTAACGGTCAAGTCTTACGGCCAGCTGATACACAGACTTTAGAAGGGACCAATTACCTTCTTTTTGCATATCCAAACGAGATCCTTCGGGCAGCTGCTAATAATACCGATTTAACGACTAAATTTGTCAGCAATGATCGCATTGAAATCACTAATGCTTCATTTACTTATAACGGGCAAACATACGATTTAAACGGTATTTACAGTGTCCTATCCGTTGCCGATGACCGCATGACATTATCAAATCCTGCTGCGGTTAATCCAAACTGGTTAAAGCTAAAAGAACTTACTAATCAGCAAACAGCAGCGGCCTCTCCAAAGCTTGTATCCATCGGTGAGAAATGGATTGGTCCATTTATATTGGACAATATTGAACGTAGTCGAGTACTTTGCAATTTTGTTGCTACAAATGGGCTTTATACCGTTTCTTCAGGGGGCAATCAGGCAGCTGTAAACGTCACGATTGAGGTTGAAGTTACTCCAGTGAATGAATCGGGTGCTGCAATTGGTAACCCAATGCTAAAGCAGATCATTCTCAAGGGTTCAGCTAAGTCACGACAAACGGTTGGGACAACGCTGGATATGGTCACATTTCAGGGCAGATGCAGTGTACGTGCTCGCCGTTTAACTCCAACACCAGCAGTCACAACTGTTGTTGATGACGTGAAGTGGCAAGCACTATACGGTGCATATCCATTGCAAAGCACAACGTATGAGCATGAAACCGTTTTCCGTGCACGCACATATGCAACGACTGGAGCATTGTCAGTAAAATCCCGCAAGATCAATTTCGATCTTCAGCGCATGTTGCCGACTTATAAAAATGGCTCAATGACAACTGAGTTATTTCCAACGTCAAGTTTTGCTGATGCACTGGTCTCAATGGCGCTTGATGACAAGATAGGCCGCCGAACAATCGACGAAATTGATATTGAAAACATCTATCGTACGTATAACGATATTGTTGATTATTTTGGCACACCTTTGGCGGCCGAGTTCTGTACGACTATTGATGATACTAATCTTTCATTTGAAGAGCTTGTGACGAACCTATGTGATGCCGTCTTTTGTACCGCATACAGGCAAAACAATAAGCTTAAAATCTACTTTGAGCGTCCAACAGATAACTCGGTGTTGCTGTTTAACTTCAGGAATATTATTCCAGATAGTTATAAGCATGACCTGACTTTCGGTGTAATAGATGATTATGATGGGTTGATCTATGAATACACGGATCCGACCGATGATAGCCGTATCAATATTTATTTGCCAGATAAGGGAGCCAAAAACCCCAAAGAAGTGAAATCTGTAGGTGTACGTAACAAGTGGCAAGCTCATTTTAATGCTTACCGGCTTTGGAACAAACTTCGCTTTCAGAGTAAATCCATCACCTTTGATGCAGCACCTGAATCTGAGTTACTGGTTTTACGTGACCGTATTGCTGTAGCGGATTATCGAAATGGTATTCATCAAAGTGGTGACGTGGTACAGCAAGAGGGCTTAATTCTTACATTGAGTCATGATGTTGATTTCATAGCTGGCAAGAGTTATGTGATTTATCTGCAAATGGGAGATGGTACCGTTGACCTTATTCCTGTTACTGTTGGATCTGCCAAGAACAAAGTAGTTTTAGGACGTTTACCAAACAGCGCCCTTAAATTGAGTGCAGATGATTTTATTAATACGATCTATACGGTTGTTAATGATGATACTAAGGACTCACTACCTTATCTTGTTGTAAAGAAAGATCCGGTTGATAAGTTCTCAAATACAATTACTGCAGTCAATTACGATGTGCGGTATTACCTCAACGATAAAGACTTTATTGACCTGCCAGTTGATGATTCACCAATTTACATTCGATATGACCAGTTAGATATTAATCTTGCACGTCTATATCAGATGCAAAGAGGCGACTTGCCAACTACAGGCGAAATTAGCTTCGTTGTTGAGGCGGGTGCTTTGGTATCCAGTTCGAGTTCACTTAGAACGGAAACCAGAATGGTTTATAAGCATACAAATAACTCAGAAACTAAAGAGTTTATTGTTCCTGCTGCTCCTGAATTACCAGCGATCGATACAGGAGAATTTCCTTCAGGTCTTATCGTAAATCTTACAATCAAAGGAGCAGTTGTCGGGCGTGGTGGTGATGGTGGATTGCCACATTTGGCATTTGGAGCATGGACTAGTGATCCAAATTATAACTTTACCAGAATGCGCCGTGATGGGTTCCAAGGAGCGCCAGGTTTAATGAACCGGCATACCAAATTAAACCTGATCATTGATGGTGGAATACTGGCGCGTGGAGGTTCAGGTGGTGGTGCAACTCCTAGTGGCATCTACACTGAACTTGGCTATGGAGTGCAAGGTGTTCCCGGTGGAGCTGGGGCACCGTTTGGTCGAGTTATGACAGGACAGCCAATCTACAATGATACTCAGGACTGGCGTTGGTACCTAGAAGGGGGTTATTTATTGGTTGTTAAAGTTACAGATGCTGAAGCTGAGATTCCAGGTAAAGGATACCGTACTCAGAATGATCGTTATGGATCTCCATTGTCGGGTGATGGTGGTGGATGGGGTCAGCGCGGTACCAAGTCCACCAATGATGGGACATGGAACTGGAATTATCATGGCACTACTGAAGGTCAGCCAGGAGCGGGCGGTACTGCAATTGTAGGAGTTGCACCACTTACAACTAAATTGATTAATGGAGGGAAAATCTTACAAACCCTTTAATACTTTGAAAAAACTTAGAGCACCCAATTAGGGTGCTTTTTTCTGTCGCACCTATGATGGATTGGACAACGAACAACTACCGCTTCTGAGCGGTTTTTTATTACCTAAATTTTATGGAGAAATAAATGGAACCAGTTTCCACTAGCGGTTTAACAGCAATTTTAAAATTTTATGGTGCGGCAATTATGGTGACTTTAGCGGTCGCATTAGTTGCAGCAGTTGTATTAATGACACGTATGCCAAGGTCGCCGCAAGAGTGGGCTGTAGGCTTAATTTGTACAGTTGTATCAAGTTTGGCCGGTGGCTCATTCATTATTGTGAAGTGGGGGCTTCATGAATGGGTTACTGATGTATGGGGGATGATAGCACTTGGTGGCTTCTTCTTTATTTGTGGTATTCCTGGTTGGGCTTTAGTTCGCTGGATCTTTAACTTTATTGATAAACAAGAAGGTAAAACAATTGTTGAAGTAATCAAAGAAGTTAAAAAAGCCAAAGATGATATTCAAAATAGTTAACCGCCTTCGGGCGGTTCTATTTTATAAAAGAGTAGTTTTGGCGGTTTAATTTAATTATTTTTAAGTGATTGAAAGTATTGTGTTATTTTTTAGTAGTAGTTAAAATCTTCATCACTTTTAATAATATTAATTTTATTAAAATTTCATATAAGTATTTGATTAATATAAGGGTATTTTAAATGTTGAGATGGCCTATCTTTCTTGTTATTCCTATCATGCTTCCAGGTTCTTTATATCCTCTGTTGATTGAGTTAGCTAAAGCATTTAATGATATATCTCAAAGAGTTGTTGCCCTTATAGTTATGTATATTGTAGCGGCTTTTATTACTGCGACAGTAACTTATGAAAATAATCCATATGATAATAAATTGAAACCTGTCATCGTAGTATTATCAATTGGAGCATTATTATTTTTTATTTCTTCAAAAACTTTAATCGCGATTATTTATCTGATTGCAAGTATATTTATAGTTGTAAAGTGGCATAAGAAATTTAAGGATAAGCCTCTGCCTAATTGAATATCAATTTAACTAGTTAAGAATATTTAAACCTAACCCGCATATGCGGGTTTTTTTATGTCTAAAGGAAAGTGAAATGAACATTGAACAATATCTTAATGAACTGATTCAACGTGAAGGCGGTTACGTGAATAATCCCGCAGATCAAGGAGGGGCAACAAAGTACGGTATTACCCAAGCAGTAGCACGAACAAATGGTTTTAAGGGCAACATGAAAGACTTGCCACTTGATGTGGCCAAAGCTATTTATAAGAAGCAGTACTGGACAACTCCGCGACTTGATCAGGTGAATGCGATTAGCTCGGCGGTTGCTGAAGAGTTATTAGATACGGGTGTGAACTGTGGTACTGGCTTTGCAAAGCCACTGTTACAACGGGCTTTGAACTTGCTTAACAACCAAGGCAGAGCAGGTTGGCCAGATCTTGCGGTCGACGGAATTTATGGACCAGCTACGTTAAATGCTCTCAAATTTTATCTATCAAAAAGAGGTAAAGAAGGCGAGAAGGTATTAGTTCGAGTTCTTAATATCATGCAAGGCCAACGTTACATTGAAATCTGTGAACGAAATCCTACCCAAGAGCAATTCTTTTATGGCTGGATAGCTAATCGAGTTGTTATATGAAAGTATTTCATTACAAAGTTTCTAAGTTTGCTTCAATTATCATATTGCTGTGCATTCTTTTTTCAGGATGCACAGCTCATACGATAAACAGTTATGTAAATGTCCCAATCTGTGTAAGAGCTCTCTAAGGAGGGCTATGATCCAAGTAGTTTGAAGAAAATATAATTTTATTATGAATTTCTTTATTCATATCGTGTAATACAAGGTTGTCCTTTGATTTTTACCCCAGCTGCCCATAATAAACATTCAAAGTTTCCTTGATTGTCTAAATATTTCTCTGCTCCATGACCAAATTGAGAATAATTAATTCGTTGAATCATCTTTGTATCAGAAGTATTTAAGGATTTTTCAACCTGCTCATATACTTCATCCTTACTACCTAGTGTAGTGTCTCCAATTTTATGGCTTTTATTCCAAAATACCCCTTTTTTTAATGTCATATCCTTAGAATTAAAACCAATAAAGATTTTAGTATCTCTTGGTAGATTACGCTTTAAGCTGTCATTTAAATTATGTCCTACAGGACCAATAGCTGGAGCTAGAGAAATTATGCGAATCTTATTAAATCTATTTGTCATAGCCTCTTCTGGAATTATTTTATATTTAGGCATATCTCTTGCTATTTCTGGCTTGTAAACAGGATCTAATAAGGAGCTAAATGCTACAGCAGCGCCGCGGCTATGCGTTATAAAATATAGTTCATTTGTTGATTTTAATCTATTCAGTATCCTTCTCAATCCTATCTGTCCGGCATAATTTGAATATGTAAGTGAATCGCCCCAATAAAAGTAAGGAATATCTAAGGTTGTCTTTCCGTTGTATAAACCATCCCAATAAAATTCAACATAGTGATTTTTTACACCCGTAAGGCTATCAATTCTTTCCTCAGCCTTTTCATAGAATGCTTTAGCTTCTGAAAAATCATTGTTAAAACCATGTATTAAAAAAAATGTCTTACTTTGAGGGTTTAATAATCTTGCTTTATTATTTTTTATTTCTATCTCATTGGAAGCTTTTAAAGCTATTAAATTAATATCTTTCTTAATATTTTCCTCTAGTGTGTATCCTATATTAAATCCATTAAAGAAAGGTTTTTTGGGAATATAGTTTGGAGATTCAGGATATATATTGCCATTTTGATCAACTACGATTCTAGTCACAAAACTACTGGTTTTAGCTGATATTACTGAATAATTATTTGGTGGGATGGCGTGAAATCCCGCACAACCAGATAAAGTACAGATTAAGCAGAAGATAGTCAAAAGTTTCATATCTATGTCCTTATTATCAAACTATTAGTTCTTACAAAAAATTCTATTTATCAGCTAAAAAATGCTCACTAGCTAATATGATAATGAGCACTTTATATTTCGTACAGAGCTAACATTTTATTCAGGTGATTAAATTTTGCTGTGTGTAGTCTAATGCACTGATTTTATTTGTTAATTTGTGAAATATTGTGATGATACTCCTTCTGAGTTTGTATTACCTGCGATACTTTCACAAAAGTTTTGGAATTGTCTTCTATCAAATTGATGTGTGGAGTTTGGAGGTACAACTATAACTATTGAACGTTTTGTTCCAGCTGTCTGAGCATCAGAAGCAATACATGTTCTCGTAATAGTTGCTGCAACACTACGATCGCAAAAGTTTTTATATTCCCACATATTAGTTGAACCAACTTGAGTTTGACGCACACAATTGCCTGCTGAAGATTGTTGTGGAGGCGATGAGCCGCATGTTTTCTTCATTTGACATGATGAACACAAACCACTTGGGCCAACTGGAGTGCCATCTGGACAACAGGGTACAAACATTGCACAAGCAGCTATTGCTGCTGTTGAAAAGCTAAAGAAAAAATTGATTAATATAAATGATGCTAATTTAAACATTTTAGATACTCCTTGAATATCTATTTAAATTCAACCACATCACTAATTTGAACTGCCAACATGTTACTTTGAATCAATAACTTATAGGCTTTATATTAGACAATTATGTGTGGTTGGCTCACATTTTTGTGTTCATAAGTCGAGTACTAATTAGTCTTGATTCCCTTTTTTAAGTATTGATTTGTAATTCAAGTTCTACATTTTTTAAAGCATTTTAATAGATGGGATTAATCTGTTAGTTTGAGATTATAGACCACCATTTACAACCAACAATTAATCTTGTTAATTTATATAATTGCAATATTTGGATTGAATTTGTTATTGATTCTCCTTTTATTATTTTATTTAAACATTATACTCTACTTTTTTTTAATGTGTATTTATTTTCGCAAAACAAAAAGCAAATAAATTGTTAATTGCTAATGAGTAATAATTCATCCCATTTAAATGGGTTTCTACTCAATTTATCTCTACTCATTGACCAATTTCTATTTGGTATAAAGCAGGGACCCACCCCAATCTTTTTCTTTCCAAATTTACTATGAATACCATCCATAGCCTGCATTAAACATTCCTTTTTCTCTATGTGCTCGAAATCAGTTAGTAAGTCGTATGTATGTCCGCTTTTCGGCTCTAGACCTGTCAGTACAACACCGCATTTCTTATATTTAATCCCTTCCTTGTAAATCTCAGCCACCAACCTTGTAGCTGCTCTTGCAAAATCAATAGCGCAGTCAGTCGGTTCTGAAAAAGAGCCTGTAATAGATTTATTGTAAAAGGGCACATTCTGATCGAAGGGATTCGACTGTACAAAAGCAATCATACATCCGCATAAAAGCTCTTCATCACGTAGCCTCTTACATGCATCTTGCGCATACATTGAGATAGCTTCTTTTAGATCTGTTAATTCAGTTACGCGACCACCGAATGACCTTGAAGCGACAATTTGCTTTTTTGAGGGTGGGGTGTGCTCGATCTCAATGCATGAGATACCTTGCAATTCATAGATCGTGCGCGCCATGACAATCGAAAATTGCCTTTGCATCTCTCGAGGTTCTGCACAAGCTAAATCAAGCACTGTGTAAATTCCCATGTTTTGCAACTTTTTTGAGTGCTTACGGCCGACTCCCCAAACTTCAGATACTTCAATTAATGAGAAATAATATTCTTTGTTGCACGGATCCATTGATACTAGATCGCACACACTGTTAAAACCGGGATTCTTTTTAGCAATATGATTTGCAATCTTTGATTCTGTTTTACTTCTGCCGATTCCGACACAGACTGGTAGGCCAAGCCATTTCCATATTTGCTGTCGCATTTGCTGACCAACCTTTTCTAAGTCAAAGTTCTTTTCATAAGCTGAGAAATCAACAAAGCACTCATCAATAGAATAAGGTTCAACTTCTTCTTCAGTAACGTATGAACCAAGAATCTTATGAAAACGTCTCGACATTTCTGCGTACATTGCATAGTTGCTTGAAAGTACGATTACGTTATGTTGCTGAACAATATCTTTGATCTGGAATAGGGGAACTCCCATTTTAACGCCTAACGCTTTTGATTCATTGCTGCGAGCAACAGCGCAACCATCATTATTAGATAGAACTATGACAGGTTTATCATTTAAACTTGGATCAAATACTCTCTCACATGAGACATACATATTATTTACGTCTATGAGAAAAAAGACTTTATTCTCATGTTTCATGATCTTTTTCTTGTCATTTTAATGATATGAGTGACAACGCCCCAGATAATTAGTTCCTGACCATCTGCCAGATAAATATTTTTATACTCAGGGTTTTCTGCTTTAAGCCATTGGCCTTTTTCATCGATCATTAGGCGCTTAACTGTAAAATCATTATCGATTAGTGCCACGACAATATCGCCGTGTTTTGCATCGAGACTGCGATCGACAATTAGTTCGTCATCAATATCAATCCCAGCATTAAGCATCGAGAGCGAAGCAACTTTGACAATGAAAGTTGCAGTTTCATTTTTTATTAAGTGCTCATTCATATCGAGAGCTTTGTCAATATAATCTTGGGCAGGGGATGGAAAGCCTGCGTTGATCTTCTCTAAAGCATAAGGCACAAGCATGTGAGTTGAAGGGATAACCTGCTTGATAGATAAGGCTTCACATAAAACTATATCTTGTGTGAGGTACGGTTTTATGTGGATGATGGATGGTGCAATTTCGCTCATAGAATATCCCCTAACTTGAATTTGTAACATATTCAAGATGATATGCTAGAGCTTAGTTAAATTTCAAATTTAAAAACTTGTGGATAAACAAGTAGAAGTCACAAACTGACGTGCTTAATCATACCGTTGGTCAGAAAGTGAACATATGGAATTGAAAAATATTTCGCTTTTGTATCACTAAAAAAATTATTTTAAAAAATACTATTGTTAATATGCGGTATATAATACATTTTTTATTAATGATTTTTTCTTTAAAATTTTTTGAAAGTTTAACTATTGTAACACTAAATACTAATAAAATAATTAATAAATAATATCGTTTTTATTTTTAACATATTGTTTTTATTGCACTTTATTTTATATAAAATAGAATTTTATAATAACAATTATAATCTATTATATTTTGTTATTGATAATAATTATTATAATGTTAGACAGGTTAGTCTTTTGTTTGTAGACCGATAATGTTTAAAAAAAAGGGTTATTATTTTGAAATATCTAGTTACAAACAGGTGGTTTTAATATTATATAAAATTTGGCTAGTATTGATTTGGTTATTTTAACTCTTACAATGGATTTATTTTTTTATGAGAATTTTTTCATATTTATTAATCATAACAG